GCTGCCGTCATGCTTTCGTAATAACGAGCCATCGACGTATGGGCTTCGTCGAGGGCTTGCTTCGTCAGCAGAATTTCACCGGCAAGAACGGTGAACATTCCCCCCAATGCGATGCCGCGAGTACCGAACGATTCAAATAAACCGATCGCATTTTTCGTAATGCCAGTAACGCCCTCAATCGCGACGACTGTGTGTGCTAATTCGCCCGGAAGAAGCCCGGTTGATGCGGCCAAATGAGCAACTCCGCGAGCCATACCGATGGCCGATTGTGCGCCAAGCTGCATCGCCGCCGCTGATTGTTGTGTCGCTTGCGTTGCTTGCGCTCGTGCATCCGCTTCCTGTCTCCATGCCGCGACTGACTGTTTTAATGCGTCGAGCTGTTTTTGTGCCGCGCCTCCATCGATGCTAGTCAATGACCCAGCACCGGGAATCGCAGCCCCGGACGTTCCTGACGGTGAAAACGTTCCTACGGTTTGCTTAAACGTCGATGCAATCGTTTCGGCCTGTTGCTGGATAGACGATTGTAGCGAGGACAAATTCGCAGTACCCGATTCAACGGAAACGCGAATCACAACATCGCGGATGGTTTGACCTGACATTATTTTCTCACCAACAAATGTATCAAGTCGGCTTGTTGTTTCTGCTGCTCGTACGCCGCGAACTTGTCTTCAATGTCTCGTACTAATGCCGCGTTTCGCCTGACGACCGCTTCATCGGGAAAGCATCCGATCGCCCGACATTCTCGGTAGTGCTGATAGCACATTTCGTTTGCATCGCTCAAAGTTTTCGGATTCTCTGGCGTGCCTTTCGGGCAACCTCGATCGGTCTGGCATGGTGGCGGACACGCGAAAAAGCGTTCTTCCGGTTGTCCGTCTCGTCCAATCTCGATTCGCCCGGTGTCCTCGTCGAACAAATACTTCAGGCAGACCTGACAATTACGGTTCGCCACCTGCGGGTGTCTCAGCTTCAGCCAGACACCCTCCCTCAGTTTTTTTGCTGTTCCTCGTCGCTCGATTCGGGCTTTTCCGTTCCAGGCTTCGGATCGCTCAACGCCGTCCCTCGGATGATCGAATACACCCGGTAGAACAGTCCGGCATTCAATCGAGAACAGTTATCGGGTGTGATCGCGATGCCGTTGTCCTTGTCGTCTTCCAGATCCCACGACACGAGTTTCGACGCCACGAATTTGCAGGCCAGCATTTCGGCTTTGACGGCATCGTCAGGCTTCGGGTTGAACTCGTCCTTCAACGCCGTCTTAACCTCGGCATCATGACGCACATTGTCGATACGAGTTGATGGCCGGTAGGTGAATCCCAATGAGCCATACAGCGATTCCCCGGCCTGGTTGGCATCGGACGCTTTCACGTAACCATCTTTCGTATAACCGTCTGCAATGTACGTAGCCATTAGTTTTTCCTTCTATCCGTTTGACAATTGACGACATTCGAGCCAGATTTAGGGTTCATCGATCCCTAATCCGTTGGGGTGGTTACTTCTTGCGGTACGAGGTTGTCATGCGCGCGTTCGTCATCTTTTTTTCCGTCCTGTTTTTTGTTGGATGCGATGGTGGTCCGACCAAGGATGAATTGGCGGAACAGGAGTTTAAAAAGCTCGTCGAACCATTCCTGCCACAGTTGACTCCAATGCTTGAATCGACCGAATCGACGGAAGATCCCTCGATCTCACTCGAACATTCGTCAAAGCTTGAAACACTCACCAAATCCCTCCCGAAAATCGCGCACAACACTAAATTGATCCTCATCCGCGAGTCGTTGATGATTATTCAACGCGGTTTCAAACAGGTTGCCGACAATCAAAAGCGTCTCAACGAATGCGATCCGTCTGATTCCCGTCAGGACGCCACGCGCGAGAAGTGCCAGAAAAAAATCAAAGAGGCCCTGGCGACCATTCGCGAATACGTCGGAATCATCAATCAAAGCGCACCCAGCTTCTTGCGTTAGCCAAACGTTCGGATTTACGAGCTAGCAGTGATCATTTCCTTCGTCGTTCCGACACCATAGCAGTGGTAATTCAGCGGCAATCGCAAATGTTGACGTCCAGGAACGGTGACTGATTCAGACACTGCAACCAATGCCCCGAACGTGAACGAAAGCGTATCGCTGGAATTCGCAAACGCGATTGACGCCGCGAACGGCGAGGTGGTGATTGGCCCGGCTTGCGCCGTCGTGAACAACCCTGCTTCTGTCGACGTGTATTTGGTCTGCACGCTGAGAGTAATGATTCGGTCGGTCGGCTCAAGGTCCGTCGCGGTCTGCCCCTGCATGTATGTCGGCACGATCTTGTTGTCGACGGACAGCGCGAATTTGTCGATGCTGTATGTGGAACCGCTCAGAGTAATACCGCTGCCCATATCGTAGAACATATAGGGACGCGCCGTGACGCTCGGTGGCGTTACCGCACCGCCCGTACTGGTTGTTAGCGTCTTGCCGACGAAATCGAGTTTTAGGTTGATCTTGCCGCCTGGAGCACCATCGAAGTGCGCCGCTGTGAATCGACCAACATACGTGTAGGTAACCAGCGTCGACATGGTGACAACCACCGTCACATCTTCGAGTGTGTCAGAGAGCGCGAACGACGAACCCGATGAACTCAACACGTACGGCAGTACGGCGGTCAGTTCCGCCGGGTTTGGCTGCATGGTGATCGAGCCGCCGACCTGGATATTCCCCTGTGCAACACGTTCCATGCTTCGCGTTCTGGTACCGCGCAAACCGTCGTCCTCGACAATTTCGCGAGTTTCCTTGATGTCACACGATTGGAATTCGCAGTTCGTCCCGCCAATCGAAAGCCCTACAGCATAGCCCATTGTTTCGGCCATCGCGTCGCCCTTTTTCTATTACGACCCGCTGCGAAGTTTTCTCGCTTTGGGTCTGGTGATTATTGATCGTTTGCCTGAGGTTTACCTTGCTAGTGCTGTCGTCGCGTCCGTTGTGACTTCCGTTGATGGTTCGACCAACGGAGGGTTTTCGTTGGGAATCGGAACCTGTATGAACTGTGATTCTGAGACCGTCGTCGTCACAACCGGCATCGCTGGCGGATTCGCCGCGTCGTTCCACGATCGCGCATAATCGATTGCAGACTGGATCGTGGCAAACGGCCCACGAATAACATCCGTGACCGTCGCAGGCTGTTTTGGATCCGCATCTGCCGTTGAAAGCTGTTTCGAGACCATGGATGAGAAGCCCTCCGGGTTGTCCGCGCTAAGAGTGCTCACGATATGGCATTTATTGACATGCATTTTTATAACCTCCCGCTTGCGGCTAGTTGTTTTACAGTATCGTCCGCGATCCTGTCGCAAAGCTTGTCGAGCGTTTCTTCGCTGACTCCGACCGGTGGTCGTGCTGGCATCTTGCTTGTGCCATCTTGCAAGAACCCCGCATACGGAACTTCGGTCCCGAAGATCAACCCGCGTTCTGTTGCCGACGCGATGTTCCCCGCTCCGCCGATGTGAACGAGTGATTCCCGCAACGCCCCCGTGTCGATCAGGATTCGGTCGTGTTTCTTTCGTTTCACAGTTGAAACGGCCAGCGGAGCCCAAGGCGACAGATCGCTGGCAAACTCGCCTGCGAACATGCCCGCTTCGTATTCGGCGATGTCTTGCAGCGATTCTTGCAGAACCGTTTCGAGCGACATCCCGTCGACCTGATTTTGCAGATCCGTCAGCAATGGCACGAATTCGGATGGATCGTTGATCGTTTGCGTCATTCGCGCGGCTCCTGGAAAAATGCACGGACGACAAAGCCGCTGACAAAAGCGTTTCGATCGAACCAGGCTTGCGGTTCAACGACATTCCCAGGTTCAACTTCAAGGTTGTAATTCATTCCCAAACTCGCGAACGAATGATTATTCAGATTGCGCCGTAGCGTTTGCCTCCAGGCAAGTCGTTGTTCCAACGATGTCACATCGGGCTTGCCCACGATGCAGACGGCCACGCCGTAATAGACACCGTCTCTGTCGTTCAACTCATCGCCGAGTTTTTCCGGCCCGTAGGGACTGATCGAAATGAACGGCAACGGCGTTTGACCGTCGAGGTATGTCGCGATTTCCTGGACAACACTTCCACCGGTCAAGCCAGTCAGTGACAGTCCATCGACGATCGATTTGATCGCCGTCAACGTGTCGAAGTGATTGGAAATCCCGGCCATCAGTTCATCTCCTTGCGAACGACGCATTCCCAAACCGTTCGTACTGTTTTCAACGTCGACATCAAAACTCTGTAGGTCGTCCCTCCGATCACGATTTGGTCTCTCACGCGAATCTCGCGACCGTCGTTGTTCGGATTCAACTCGTGCTGCGGTATCTTGATCAGCAATTCGTCACCCTGAAGATTCAATTGACCGTAGATCGTTCGAGTCACATTCATCGGCTTTAACCACGCGTTGAAGATCTGAACGGTCATCGGAGACGCCGAGTCAGGCAACAACGTCACGACCGCCGCGAGTTTCTCGGGCACGACACCCATCAGTGACCGTGCGATCATTCGGGTCAACATGGAATATTCCTGGAAAACATTAAGTGGCTATTCGAAAACCGACGGAGACTGTCCCCGTTGACTCGGCGGTTTTGGGATAACCTTTAGACGGGTATCGATCGATAGTTCGCCAATATCGACTCGATGCTTCCAAACAGTCGAGCCGTATCCGCCGGAGACAAGAATGTGACGCTGGCGTCTTCGTACCCCATTTGCGACACACCTCCGCCGACGGTCGCCATCGACAATTGCTTTAATATCGCCGCGTTGACGGCCATCGTGATCGCCGGAGGCACGACCACGAAACCCGCGGTGTATTGCACTTTGATGTTGCCACTTGGAACGCCAGGCAGGTTTTGAATGACTCCGATGGCTCTTGAAGGAATTCGATGCCATGTCGTTCCGATCCGTCGCAACATTCCTGTTGAACCAATTCCCCCAGCGCCCGACATCAATGCATAGTCCACGCCATCAACCAGATTGAGCGAACTATCGAAACCGCCGGGTGCGGCTCCGAAATATCCTGCATCGTCGACACAGACCAAAGACACGGCCGTCACGGGATATTGCCGCAACAACAGAAACGGTGAACCGTCACCCGAGTAGTATTCCAGGTATTCCGTCGATTCAATGTCTCGATTCAACTGCTGCTTCACCAGCGAAGTGACTCCATCGATGAATGCACGAAGCTGGACATCGCGGGTCGTGTCACCGACCGCGATGCCTGCCTGAGCCTTCACCGATAACAAAGTTGTCAGAGCCATGTTACACCTATGAACGAAAGACCGCATTCGCAGTCAGTCCTCGGTCGCGTCAGTCGACGTCGAAGTCTTCGTCGTTCTGCTGGCTGGCGTCGTCGTCGGTCTCGTCGTCGTAAATCTCGGCCTGCACGGGTTGAGAACCGAGACTTGTTGGAAGAATGGAGCGAGCGACGGCTTGCGCGGCCGCCTCCCAGGCCATTCGACCGACGTGAGGCAACGCCTGCCAATCGGGAAGCGCTAGACATCCCATTTCTTCGTGGATGCGAACATACGATGCGTATGCGGTTGCACCTTGACCCATGGTAACCTCACTTTGCCGTCGCAAACTGTTTCGCGCGATCGACGACCGCGGGAAACAGTGCTCGAGCCTGATTGACTTCTGGTTTTCCCCAGCCGTAAGGCTCGTACTGTTCCGCTCCCGGATTGGCATCGAGATCCGCCAGCGCCTGTTCGACGCGGTTCACATCGCCCCAGGTTCTGGACATCAGATTGATCGGGTGCGTTTTTTTGAGGTTCGGTGCGAACGCGACATCAAGTGGATTGGAATCTTCTGTGATCAGATCGATGCCACTCGTCGCCACATCTTCGGCCACATCCGTGAAAATCGTTGCATCGCGGAAGCATTCGATCGCCAGTTGCCTGGGACTGATGCCGCCCTGCGAAGAACGCTCTTTAAACAGTTCCAAGGCAACAGCCGTCACGTCCAATCCTGTTTGTGAAGTTTCTGAGTTTGTCATGGTGAGACCTTTGAAAAATAGGGAATAAGAGGTATCCGAAAACCACCGGGGACAGTCCCGATTTTGTGGAGGTATCGGAGCAAAATGGGACTGTCCCCTTCGGCTTTGCGGTTTTCGGATCTGAGCAATGTCCAGTCGCCATTATGCGACAATTGTGAAGCACGATGCGTCACGAGAGAGCTGAAGGTGTGACGCTTTGCGGATATCGGATTCCGTACGCGATATAGAACGCGGCACCGAGTTGCGGATTCGTTCCCGTCACTGGAATCGACAACTGCACGTAGTCAAATCCGTTGGTCATATCGAGATCCGTCGCTCGAATCTCCACGGCGATCACGGCCTGGCTCGCTGCGCTGGTCGTGGTGAATGTATTCGCTGCCGTTTGCGTATCAATCGTCCACTGCGGCGTGGACGCGATGGCTCCGATCTTGGTACGGATTCGAGTAAACGTCAGCGGTTTTGCTCCCGCCCCCACGTTGCTCGTGGCTTGCTGGATCGTAATGACGGGATCGTCGCCGACGGTCCCTGCGGCTTTGAAAAGCACACACACCAGTCGCCCAATGTTCTTCATTCCGATCCATTGTCCAGCGTTCGCTGCCGTATGCATGTCGACGGGAACGAAGGCCGGAATGATGTCTGCAATTTCTAGAAACTCATTATTCAAGTCGGTCATTTGTCTTCCTTAAAAGTAGGGATACGATCAATGGTTCGTGATGGGACGGATTTTCCACCTTGCCCACGAACTGTTTTCGTGAAAGTCATTCAATTCAGACGCCGTTTTTTGGCGAGCCACAAATCAGTCTTGTGGTCACGAAACCTTTGGCTGAGTCAAAGGGATTGGCGATTAGCGAGCAGCCAGGCACACGAAGCTGGACTGCGTGTTCGTGCCTTTGTAGGGCGTGATTGGGCTGTTTTCCCAAGGCGCGGCGTTCATCCGCATCGTGAACCGCAAGGCCAGTTGATCTGTCAAGAATTCAACGTGCATCGAAACGGCTTGAGCGATGCCACCTTTGCTAATCGACAAGACCTGGCTCATATCCGCCAGTGTAATATCGCCCTGCGAACCAAGAGTTCCCGCGAATTCGATTGGCTTGAGTGGACGACCACCCAGAGACCCGTAAGGCAAAGCCGACAATCCGGTCGGTGGAGTATAGACGAGTTGCCCCGAGTAAGTTCCGGTCGCCAATGTGAGCTGCATCAATTGCTGCATACAGTCTTGATTGATGTACCAGTTTGCGTTGCCGAAATACGGCGCGAAGAACCGGTTCTGCGCCTTGATGATGTTCGCGGAAACGATCGTCGTGGGCGATTGCCCTGTCTCGGCGGCGATGGCCAAAAGGCTGGGTGCGTTCAAAACACCCAACGGCTTACCCACGCCGTCGCCGTTAAACAGCGCATTGCCGATCATGAAATTGAATTCGTCCGATGCCTTACGGGTGACGTATTGTTCGAGCGCCTGGGCGCTGTCGGAAATCAATTCGTCCGTCAAATAGACGACGACCGCGAGCTTCTGCAACTTCATCTGGATTTCGCGAACGGTTGGCTTGCTGGCGGTGATGGTTTGGCCTTCACCGGTCCAATAGCCGCGCAAACCGCCGTGACGAAACCCGTCCAGTCGAGACGTTTCGGCGTTGGCCAGGAACGTCATGTTGTTACCGCCAACGGTGTAGTTATCCGTCGACGACACCAGATCGTTCGAATAGACGTGTTCAAAAATCTGATGATTGAATTCAGGCATCACCGTGAATCCACCGTCAGAACCAATCGTTTCCGACATTCCTTGAATCGCCTTGAAGTGCGATTTGCAACGATCTCGAAAGGCAGAACCCTGATGTCCGTCGAAGCCGCTACGAACGAAATCGCTGAGGGATTTGAATTCGCCCCAAGGCTGATATCCCTGGCGAATCAATGAACGCATGGCGGCTTTGGCTTTCAATTGGCGTCCGGCGCGCGGACCCGACAAGTCGTCGCGACCCGACACGATCGTCACCGATTCATCGGTGTCGGTCCACTGACCGGTCACCCGACCGTCAATATCCCGGTGAATACCGCTGTAATCAGGCTTGTCGGACAAACTCTTGACTGTTCCGGTCAATTCGGTCACTTGTTTCGTCAATTCATCGATTGTGGGCATGGAAAGACCTTTTTCTGAGTTGGGGACAGATGATGCAACGTTTGGATTCGAACTTACTTTTTGATACTTCCAACGAGTCCAGTCAGTTCCTGGATCGAGTTTTGCAAGGCGACGATCTTAGCTTCGTCAGTTTCGCTTTGATGTGATTTCGACTGCGCAACCAGTTTGGCCATCTGCTGAGCAACTCCTGCCAGAGTACGACGCTGCGCGGGTGTCAGGTTGCGCGCCCCAATTAATCCTTTAAGGCGGGCACCCAATCCCAGCACTCGTAGCGAGGCCACATGACCCGAAGCAAGAAATGCTTTCATCGCTTCGTCGTCGTCGTCACCGCCATCGTCATCACTCTTCAGTTCCGGTTGATCGGGATAGTTCGACGCGAATAGCCCTTCGAGCGCGGTCAGTTGATCCTGCAGGGCCGTCAAGATGGCTTGCAACCCGTCTTTGACCGCGGGGTTTTCCAACGGCCCCATCGCGTCTTGAATGTTTTGACAGGCCGAAGCCAGCGACGTGTAGACCGCGGAAACCACCGTGGCTCCATAGGGCTGCTTTCCCGCGTCGGTATCGTCGCCGTCCCAAGGGACCACAGTATCGCCATCGCTGGTTGCCGAAGTGTCGTCAGTTGTTTGGCAAATGTCCGTCATTTTCTTCTCCGTTGGTAATCCGACGCCAAAGCGTCTTAGGGTTGGTGCCACTGCCATCAGGGACTTGGCAATCGAAGGTGTAATCGGTTGGCCGCCCAGGCGGTTGAGATGTAATGCCTTGGCCACTGCATCAGGATTCACCCCGACCGCACACCATGACCATTCTTCGAGCTCCCATTCTTCGACGACCAGAACATCGCCCACGCCTGGATCGTGTTCGACGTGCGATTTAATCGGTGTTTCGCGAACCGACGTCGCCCGGACAATGCCTTCGTCGATCAATTCAAATATCTGTGCCGCTTCGAGCGACGACTGTGAGAACCACGATGTGGCCTGGACGTCATCCTTGGAAACGCTGACGGCCAACTTGCCGTCTGGACCTCGCGAGGTCGCGATCGGACGGCCAATCCCTTCCAGGCCATGAGCCCACAAGACGACCGGATTCTTTTCGTAGTTGGCGAGCTGGCATCCGAGCGGCACCAGAACATCACCGACCCGATCCGCAGTGGCCGTGGAGATGACCGCACGTGCCGACATCGTCGCCCGGTCGACATAGGGTTGCCCGGTCAGATCGAGCGCCAAGGAGGAACTGTGCATCGAAAGCTTGTAGTGGCGACCTGGGCTACGTCGCCGCCACGCACCCCCACCACATACACTTTTGTCGTTGCGACTGGTTTGTTTGTCGTTCATAGTAAAATGATTAAACACGCATTATGGAGTTTCGACAATAGTAATTCGTATGTTTTTTCAAATAATTTTGAAAAAAGTTTGCGAACCGCAAAAACGACTCGATGCCGCCGTGCTCGAAGAATCGACAGGCGGTTTATGACGCACCTCGTATCGCGCATTCGATGCTCGACGAGACTTGAGAGAATTTCGGGACAGCGGATTAATCTAACGATTTCCTGCAACCGTTGTCTCGTCGTTCTTCGCTAAATGCCGCACATCAGGCATCTTGAGTGAATGCATCGTTCCGTTTGGAAATGGTTCCGATATGAGAAGTGGCATGAACGGTCTCGCCGAACGGATTCGGTCGGGGTCATGCCTGTCCACCATCCGAAATGGAAAACCATGTCACGGATGATTCTCGCCCTCAGTGTGCTGGCGATGGTTTCAGGTTGTTGCTGCGATCCCAACACGCCGCGTCGAGTGTCACTTGTGACGGCCCGGCTCGAAACATTGGGGCCGAGCGGTCCAAATCGGGCGTGCAAAGATTGCACTCCGCATCGCCCTTGGACCAGCGGGTATGTCGGCTGGTGGGACTATCACATTACCGAGCATACAGCGCAGAAGTGTGCCTTCCGCGACTTTGCCGTATATCGACGCCAATGTGGCCGCCCCGTTTCGCATCACTTCAAATGTGGATTCATTTCCGCTTATGAAGACTTGGCACTCAACCGACGGCCATCGCCGCCAGTCGTACCACCACCAAAGTATTGGAACGCATTTTATCGATCACCCGCCGGGCAGCCGTTCGTGGACGACTGGTTTGCAGGTTACAACGCGGGACTTTCCATGGGTGCCAACGGTGCCGTTTCACAATTTCACGAAGTTTACTTGCGTCGAGGTGGATGTAACCTGAATGGTGGCTACCGTGACTGGAATGCGG